TTCCATAACCATTTCTCGCCAGTCCACCACAAAGGCAGGATGTCTTTACCGCCATCTGGCTTGTCTTTGCGGACAACGTAAAACGTGCTGCTGTACTGCCAGAACTGCTTGCCGTGGGGCAATGGCGGATCTGGCATCGGCTTGGCAATGCCTAAATGCTGCTCGATGCGCTGGCAGGCTTCGATATAGCTCAATCGCTGATGACGCATGAACAGATCCATGCCGGTTCCGCCACCACCTGTTTGATCCTTGCCGCCGCATTTGTTGCAGTACCAAGAGCCGGAGCCGTCCTGATCATCAAAGCGATAGCGATCCTTGCCGCCACATAGCGGACAGGGCTGGTGCTTGTCGGATAACTGGTCTGGCGTCAAGCCGCAAAAATGCGCCAGCAGGTCGGGCCACCTGCCGTTGGCTGCTTCAATCGCATTCATTTGGACTCCTTGAGCGCTTGCTCCAGCAGCAAACGGATCGCGGTAGCGCGATTCATGCGGTCACCGCGCCAGAAATCCAAGCGCTGCAATAGCTCAGGCGTCAAGCGTATGTGTGTCGGCTGGCTTAGGCGCATGGGTTTCACGGAGTGCTTGCGCATCGTAGCAGTGGGTGCTACCGTGTCAAGGCGTTAGCCTAGGTTTGCTTGAAACTACCTTTCCGCGGCACTCAACAATTTGGCTTTGATGGACTTGATTGCCCAAACTGCGGCGGCAATTATTTGCATCATCAAGGAATCATGTATTACAACCGTCCCGATGACTGCAGTCATGGTGACTTTGTTCTATTGCACAAAACCAACGACGGTGGTCAAAATGGATTTCATTGTTCGCACAAGTCAAATCAATCAATGGCGCACTGCCCAAGCCCAAGACGCGATGGCATGGAGATATTTTTTACATGTGAACAATGCCCTGCAAAATTATCACTCGCAGTTTACCAGCATAAAGGTCAAACCTTTATTGAGTGGAACGAAATTACTTTGGAAGTAGAAGAGAAGCCACAACGCAAACCTATCAAACCCAGCCTTCGCTTTGAAATACTGAAGCGCGACGACTACCGCTGCCAAATGTGCGGCGTTACCGCCAAGGATGGCGCCACGCTTGAGATAGATCACATTCACCCTGTATCGAGAGGCGGCACCAACGAGCCTGACAACTTGCAGGTGCTGTGCCGTGACTGCAATGCTGGCAAGGGAGCGCAGTACCAATGAACCTCCGCCCCTACCAACAACAACTGATCAACGACATCCGCCTGCAGTATCAGCTAGGGCATAAGTCAGTCCTAGCGGTGCTGCCCACAGGCGGCGGCAAGACGGTGTGTTTTAGCTATATCGCAGAGCAAGCCAGCCGCAAGGGCAACCGCGTGCTGGTGCTGGTGCACCGGCAAGAGCTGCTGGATCAAGCCAGTCGCGCTATGCCCGTGCCACATGGCCGCATCAGCGCTGGCCGCAGCATGAATCTCAGCCATGCCGTGCAGATTGCCAGCGTGCAAACCGTTGCCCGCCGGCTGCACCTGCTGCCGCGTGATTTTTTCCAGCTTCTAGTGGTCGATGAGGCACACCACACCACGGCTGGCACGTGGGCCAAGGTGATCGAGCACTTCCATGCCGCCAAGCTGCTCGGCGTCACCGCAACACCGATCCGCTCAGATGGCCGCGGCCTTGGCGAGCACTATCAATCCATGGTGCAAGGCCCAACAGCGCAGCAGCTCACAGATGCCGGATTCCTTGCGGCTGCCAAAGTTCTGGCACCGCCTGGCTTCGACTCAACCGGCCTGCGCAAGCGGATGGGTGACTTCGACCCCAAGGAGGCTGAGCAGCGCGTCGGCACGATCATGGGTGATTGCCTTGGCCACTACCGCAAGCACCTGCCAGGTCAGACGGCGATCGCGTTCTGCTGCAGCGTGGCCCATGCCGAGGCAGTGGCAGCACTCTTCCAGTCAGCAGGCATCGCCGCGGCCAGTATTGACGGCAGCATGGATGCCACGCAGCGCCGGCAGTTGCTGCAGGACTTGGGCGCCGGGAGGCTCAAGGTGCTCACCAGTTGCGCATTGATCGGCGAGGGCGTAGACGTGCCAAGCGTCGGCGGCTGCATCCTGCTGCGGCCTACGGCATCAGTGGCGCTGCACCTGCAGATGATCGGCCGATGCCTGCGGCCGCAACCTGGCAAGCGCGCAGTGGTGCTCGATCACGTCGGCAACACGCTCAGGATGGGACACCACTTAGAACCACGAGACTGGACCCTGGATGGCCTTAAAAAGCGCGACCGCGAGCAGGCGCCATCGGTCAAGGTGTGCCCGCAGTGCTTCGCCACCAGCGCCAGTGCGGTGCAGGTATGCCGTGAGTGCGGTCATGTGTTTGCGCCGCAGGAACGCCGTGAGCTGCAGCAGGTTGATGGGGAGTTGGTGGAGATGGCAGTGGCTAAGCGGCGCGAGCAGTCCTCAGCCCGCGACCTAGAAGCCCTCCGCGAGCTAGCGCAGCAACGCGGCTACAAGCGAGGATGGGCGGAACGTGTCTACCAGGCGCGACTGGCTAAGAGGCATGGCATCTGAGCAACAGATTCAGCAACACATCCGCATCGCCTGCAGCAACGGCAACACGCGCCTGTTCCGCAACAACACCGGCACGCTCAAGGACGCCAACGGTCGCCCAGTTCAGTTCGGTCTGTGCAAGGGCAGCGCTGACTTGATCGGCTGGCGCACGGTGACTGTTACGCCAGAGATGGTCGGCACCCAAGTGGCGGTGTTTCTATCCATAGAGGTCAAGACCGCAACCGGCAGGCTGCGCCCTGAGCAACAGCAGTGGTTGGATGCAGTCCAGGCGGCTGGTGGCATTGCCGGCGTGGCGCGCTCGGTCAGTGATGCGGAGGCATTGTTAAGAGATGTTGCATAGGGTTGATTAGGGTTGCCGATGGTGTAGGATGACGTCACGAGGGGAGCGGCCCACTCGCAAAACTCAACCGCCGGCCGAACAGCGCACACGAGGCCGTTAAACCCGAGCGCAACAGGGCCTGAATAAGCCCACACCGCCGGTTGGTCCGGCACCCAATCACCTCAAGCATCATGCGTGCACTGATCACTGCAGCAATCCTGCTGCTGTCGCCTGCTCAAGCCCGGCAGGTAACTGCCACCGTTTACGACGGCTGGTATCACGGGCGCACCACGTACTGCGGCGGCACCTATCGCCACTGGGACGTGTCAGCCGCCCATCCATGGCTGCCATGCGGCACGCGCGTCACAGTGCAACATCGCGGGCGCCTGCTCACCGTGCCAGTCACTGACCGCTGCGACTGCGGGTCGCTGGATCTCAGCGCCGGCGCCGCCTACCGCCTTGGTGTTCCACTAGATGGCACCGCAACTGTGTCGATCCGTTACTAGGCAGGGTTGACCACGGCTGCAGATGGTGTAGGATTTGGGGACAGCAGGCAACCAGTCCTGCACCCCACCCCGAGAACCATGGCCGTTTACACCCTTGAGCGCACCGAGACCCAGCAACTCCCCGCCGCTCGTTGCACATTTCAGCAGCGCGTTTCGGAGTCCGGCAAAAAATGGGTTGACGTCACCATGCTGCATCTCACATCACAAGGATGGAGCAGCACCATGGGGCGTGGCGACGGCACCTACACCGTCAAACAGGCCAAAGAGTTTTATGCAAACCTGCTGAGCAAGGGATTCACCGCCGCCTAACCCCCCACGCGGCCCGCCGGAGCCGCTCCCAATCCGGCAACCACACATTGCGACCCCAACCATGCTCACAACCGCACTGCTAGTTATCTGGAAACTGCTGCTGCCACTGCTGGTAGTAGTCGCCGTGATCGACTGGCTCACCGCCTCAGATGACCGCCGCATCCGCGTACTGCGCCGCACTGGCCTGAGCCAGAAGCGCATTGCCGACCGCCTCAACCTGTCCACCTATCGCGTCCGTAAGGCGCTGATGGCATGAACAATCTGAACCGCTTTGCCGTGCTGGCAATCATCTTCGGTGTCTGGGCAATGGCCTATGACACCGGCCGCCAGCAGCCCGCCTACAGCCATCACGCTTGCCAAGAGCAGCTCAAGCCATGACAGAAGCAGACATCTACTGGACATTTGCCACCGCCTACCAGCATGGCGGTGGATTCTTCCAATCGCTAGCGCACGCTGGCCTCAAGGCTGACCCCGGCAACAAGCGCCGCTTGCTGGATGCGTTTCCCGAGCTGGTCGCCACCTACGGCACTGCCAGCCGGATGCACCGCCAGATGCGTAGTGGAGCAGCAGCGTGACCAGCAACGCCGACTACCACGCTGACCCAGCCGTCAGCGCTTCGCATCTGCACGCAGTGGCTAAATCTCCCTACCACTACTGGAGCCGCTACCTCGACCCGAAGCGCATTGCACCGGAGCCAACTGCTGCCATGCGGCTTGGCTCACTGGTGCATTGCGCAGTGCTGGAACCGGGGGAGCTAGCAGGCCGCTACGGCGTGTGCGCCCCACGCAATACCAAGGCAGGCAAGGAGCAAGCAGAGCGCATGGCCGCTGCTGGCATTGAGGCGGTTGCCGCTGGCGACATGATGGCCGCCAACTGCATGGCCGACAGCGTGCATCGTCATCCCGCAGCAGCAGCACTGCTTGCCCATGGCAAGGCTGAGCAGTCCTTCTGGTGGGATGACGCCGCCACTGGGCTGCGGTGCAAGTGCCGCCCTGACTGGTACGACGGTGCCACGGTGGTTGACCTCAAGACCACCACGGATGCCAGCCCTGCCGGCTTTGCCCGTAGCGTGGCTACCTTCCGCTACCATGTGCAAGCGAGCCACTACATAGCCGGCTTGCACGGTGCTGAGCGGTTTGTGTTCATTGCCGTTGAGAAGACTGCTCCGTACGTGGTTGCGGTCTATGAGCTTGACGCCGCGGCCATGGCTGCTGGTGATGAGCTACGGCAACGTGACATGCGCGTGATTGCCGACTGCCAAGCCACCAAGGAGTGGCCGGGCTACGGCGACACGTGCCAAGCGCTCAGCCTGCCTTCATGGGCATTAACTGCCAACCCAACTATCACATCCGATGACTTCTAGCATCACGCTCTGGACACCAGAGCAAACGCAGCTGATCTCAACCACCATTGCGCCTGGCTGCAGCAATGACGAGTTGCGACTGTTTGCCTACGCCTGCCAGCGCACTGGACTGGATCCATTCAGCAAGCAGATCTACGCCATCAAGCGTGGCGGCAAGATGACCATCCAAGCCGGCATCGACGGCTTGCGTGCCATTGCCGAGCGCACCGGCCAGCTTGACGGCAGCATCACCGAATGGTGCGGTGAAGACGGCCAGTGGACTGATGTATGGCTAGGCAGCAAGCCACCTGCCGCGGCCAAGACCACTATCTGGCGCAAGGGTGCCAACCATCCATTTACAGGTGTGGCACGCTTTGCTGACTACAACGCCGGCCAAGGCTTGTGGTCCAAGATGGGCGCCGCAATGATCGCCAAATGCTCTGAGGCATTGGCACTGCGTAAGGCGTTTCCTGCTGACATGTCTGGTGTCTACAGCACCGATGAGATGCAGCAGGCTGAGGTGGAGCCGGTTACGGTGACCGCTGCGCCTGCACCCGCGCTCCCGGCAGGCGATGTCAAGCTGTTCCAAGCCGGCAAGGCTGCGATTGCCAAGGCCGACACGCTGGACAAGCTGCAGGAGGTGGTAGCGCGCATGGATAAGCGCAAGCCTGATCTCAGCGATGAGCAGAACGATGAGTTGCTGCGTCTTGCTGTAGAGCGCGAAGCGGTTCTATCCGACACGCCATCGGAGGATCCCTTCGCTGATGACTGAACCATTCCTTACTACTGATGAGCTGGCAGCACGTTGGGGCTTGAAGCCAGCAGCCATTAAAAACCAACGTGCACGCGGCATTGGCCCTGCTTACGTCACTGCACCACGCATTGGCCTACCGGCTGGCACGCCACGTGTCCGCTATTTCCTCGCACAAGTCTTGGCTTTTGAAGAAGCCAATGGCATCACACCACTGAACTGACATGAGCCTTTACGCAACCGGCATTGTTCGCATCATCACCGATCCGCAACTGCGCGCTTTTGAATCTGGCACCATGGTTGCTAACTTCGCTGGCGGCATCCAAGAGGGCAAAGACAAAGACGGCAACTGGATCAATAACGCAATCGACTGCGAAATCTGGGGTAAATCCGCTGAGCTGATCGTTGACAAGCTCAAAAAAGGCGACAGCATTCTTGTGACCGGTGCCGTACGCCGGCAAGAGTGGAACGACAAGGAAACCGGTGCCAAGCGCAGCAAGCATGTGCTCAGCATCCAGCGCTTTGAATTCATGCCACGCGGCGCAGCAACCACCAGCGAGGAGCCTGTGTTCTGATGAATCAAACCACACTTGATATTGCATTCAAGGAGTGGTGGGAGGCGTCCTACGGGCGCCCTCCCGGCACCCATGCAGTGATGACACACGTGGCATTTGCCGCGCATATTCTTGAACTTCTGGAGCTGATGCAAGATGATCAACCACAAAACTGAGCAGCGCCGTGATGACTACCTGCAGTGGTTGTACGAGCAAAGCGGCCGAACCTGCTGCACCTACACCGGGCTGTATCAAGAGCGCATTGCTGATCTGATCCAGCGCGATATGGCAGAGGCTTTAGGTGATGAGTGATCTTATCAACCATCCGCCGCATTACAAGCACGGCGACATTGAGTGCATCCAAGCTATCAAGGCAGCACTTGGTGATGATGGCTTCCGCGCTTACTGCAAAGGCAACGTCATCAAATACCTGTGGCGTGCTGAGCACAAAGGTAATGCTGATCAAGATTACGGCAAGGCTGATTGGTACATGCGCAGGTTGCTGCTGCATGTAGATGAGTGATCCATTTAAGCGCGGCGAGGCAAACTACGCCGCGTTTCTTACAGAAGATCACGTGCGCGAGCTGCGCCAGTTGCGTGTTGCTGGTAACAGCTACAGACAACTGGCAGAACGCTACGGCATCGACAAAAAACACGCATGGCGCATCTGCCAACGCATTGCATGGAGCTGGCTTGAATGACTGACTTCTCCCCCGCCGCGCAGGCAGTGCTAACTGCATACAACCAACGTGAATTGGCGACCAGGCGAACAACTGCCATCGCCGCCGCCCTGCGTGCTGCTGCGGATCAACTTAAATACAAGCTCCTTGATGTGGAGGTTGTTGATTGCTCACAACTGCGCTTGCTCGCTGACGAGCTTGAAGCCCAGTAACCATTACCACTAATCACCCATGACACAACAACATCCCATCACCCCACCACCTGAGTTGGTGAAGCAGTGGCGAGAGGCGCCAGAGTTTTCTGCATTGTCTCCGTGCGTAATGGTGACTGTCACTACTACCAAGCTGCAAGACATTGCTACTCAAGCCGCCCAATGGGGTGCTGACCAGGAGCTGGAGGCGTGTTGTGAGTGGCTCAAAGCCGATCCAGAACTTGTCAATGAATTCCGTGCCGCCCGCCGCCCCACGCCGCCGAGCTTGAAGGAACAGGCGCTTATAGCTCTGGAGTCGTTGCAACATCGGACAACGGATCCAAACATTATTGAACCCATCCGCCGCGCCCTGGAGCAACTCGATGACTGATTTCCGAGCGCTTTGCGCCCGCATGGCTGATGAGCTGGATCATTACCGGCAGCTCTTGATGGATGACCGACGCGAAACACATGCTTTGGCCGTCGAAGCTCGCGTCTACCTCGCCCAGTCGGTGACTTCCATGACTGAACTTTCACCTGCCGCTCTTGCCGTCTGGGAAGCCTTCAATGAAGACGTTCCCGGCGTGTTCATTGATTACGGTGACTGTCTTGCCGCCGCTCTGCGAGCTGCTGCGGATCACTGCCACGCTCAGAAAATCCGCGAAGCAGACCACACAACACGGCAATGGATCTGCGTTGATGATTTGCTTGCCATCGCAGACGAGCTTGAAGCCCAGTAGCCAAGTTCACTACCCACTCAACCAATGACCATCCTTTGCGACTACGAGATCAAGGCGCTGTGCACCGACGGCATGGTGCCAAATTACGACGAAGCATTGATCAATCCCGCCAGCCTTGATCTGCGGCTTGGCGACACGATCATGATCGAGTCCGCCGAAAACCTGAACATGCGGCCGCTCAGCATTGCAGGACGCACGGCAGAGAATCCTTACGAGCTAAAGCCTGGGCAATTTATTCTTGCGCAGACGATTGAAGTGTTCAACATGCCGGAGAGCATCGCTGGCCTGTTCTTCCTCAAATCCAGCCGCGCACGCGAAGGCTACGAAAACCTGCACGCCGGTTACGCCGATCCTGGATGGCACGGCAGCGTGCTGACCTTGGAACTGAAGAACTCACGCCAGATCTTGCCGCTGCCGCTTTGGCCTGGCTTAAAGATCGGGCAGATGGTGTTCTTCCGCATGAGCCAGCAGCCGGTGACCAGCTACAGCGTCACTGGCCATTACAACTCAGATCTCACGACGACGGCCTCGAAGCAGTTCCTCAGCGGCATCTAGGTGCCACTGCTCTAGGCCAGTCCGCAACGCTGCCGACGCTTCTTGTGCAAGCCAGTGGATTTGAGACCGCTGGCTTGCTTCTTGCTCGGCTATCAACAGCGCATATTCCAGCAGTCCTGCCCAATCTGCTGCAGCATGTAACGCACGTAGCTGCGCGGCATTGGCAGCACCGTGGAATTGTGCTTCCATTGTATGCACTAACGGATTCTCCATGTCTGACGCTATTGGCGACTACTTAAACAGTATCGCGCGGTATCCATTACTCACACCGCAACAAGAAATACAACTTGGCCGCCGAGTCTCAAAGTGGAGAGAATTAAAGGATCTCGAAAGACCTTTAACGACACAAGAACGCCGCGAACTACGCAGCGGTGAGCGCGCGCGGCAAAGGTTCATGCAATCCAACCTGCAGCTTGTAGTGCATGTTGCACGCAAGTACAGCAGGCGCAACACGCAAACGCTTGACATGCTGGATCTGATCCAGGAGGGCAACATCGGCCTTGCGCGCGCTGTTGAGCTGTTTGACTACACTCGCGGCTACAAATTCAGCACCTACGCCTACTGGTGGATTCGTCAATCCATCGGGCGTGCATTGATTCAATACGATCCAATCATCAGGCTGCCGCTTGGCGTGCATGAAATGCTGATCAAGCTGAACAAGACAGCGCAGGCATTTGCGCAAGAGCATGGACGCACAGCAACTATGGCGGAGCTTGCCGCAGTGCTTGATGTGACCCCTAAGGTGATATCTGACACATTGCAACAGTCGTATCGGGTCACAAGCCTTGACAAGCCTGCGCAAGATGAATCATCTAACATTCTTGACATCATTGCCGATAAAAGACAATACGACGTTGAATACGATTGGCAGCTTGAAACAGTGCGCGACTATTGCGATGAGCATTTAGATGATCGCACACGTGAAATCATCTACGCACGCAACAGTCGCAATCCAGTGCCGTGGAATGACCTAGAAAAGCGCATGGGCCTATCGCGTGCGCGCATGTGCGAAATACAAAAACGTGGCATTAGCCGCCTTCGTATGCTGATAGGCAACCCGCTGGCAGGCACCCCACTTGGAGCCAACAATACAGAAAGTAGGGAACGTCTGGAGGGTCTGCCTAGCGGGAATGTGTAAAGATCACCAGCAAGAATGGCAGGCTAGGGTGTTCTATCATCAGATGCTTGAATCCAATGCAGCACAGCAAGCTCACGATCTAGCAGATAGGAATCCTGCTGATTGAACCACTGCTGCCATTCTTCGCTGCCCTTCTTTCGATTACATGGCCTGCAAGCTGGCACAAGGTTAGTCGTCACAGTAGCGCCACCTTTATGGCGCGGCTTGACGTGATCTAACGTGTCAGCTGCATCTCCGCAGTAAGCACATTGATGCTGCCATGCCTCAAAGATTTGCTGTCTAAATCTATGTTTTGCACTGCGCTTTGGGATGAGGTTTGCGCCATCAATGCAGTGATCCACGCAGTGGCTTCAATAATCCCATCGTACCTTTGGCTTGCCGCGACGCATTCCTAAATGCACAAACCCTTTAGGTGCGCCGTAACCAAGTGAATACGGCCAGTTGGCATCACACCACTCTTGCACATGGTTGATGTTGACTTCACGGATGTAGAAATCAACCGCACCAACGTCAGGTGCGTCATATAGGTGCTCGCTGCCACTGGAGCCACCTACCGCTGTATTGATGGCACGCGGGCGATAGCCACTGGTGATGACCACAGGCTTGCCACCAAACTTGACACGTGCGCGCTCAAGTAATGCCGCTAGCTCCGCTGCTGTGTCGAGCTGATATTGATGATCAAAGCGCCGTGCTTCTTGAAATAGCGCAAACTCACCAAGCTGCACGTGCGGTGTAATACGAGCTGTAAATGCACTATTGGGCGACAGCTTTGCTGGATCCTGCTGCTGCTCCCCAATCCATAGCCTGCCTTCTGCGCGGCGGCGACGCAGCAAGCCTGCCTCTACGGCACTGCCTGGGTTGCGATATAGCTCCATCGCCGCTGGCACTGCCTGCCAGTCCTTGCCGAAAAGGCATTTGCTGATGGTTTCAAAACCAGTGCTGCCGTAGAAGTCGGCGCCAAGGTTGTAGGCAAAGGAGATCAGCGCGCATTGCTTGTTGCTTGTCATCTCATTCCAAAACGGCACGCTGTTGCGCAGTTTTGCGGCGATGCGCTCAACCTCAAGCGCCAGCAACTGATCGGCATCAATCACGGTAATCTTGTCACCGCGTTGCACCTTGCGGCCATCTGGATACCGCGTGGTTCCATAGCCAATCGTTGCCACATCCCATCCATGCAGCGGATCTGGATAAGCGCTAAGGTGCACGCCCTCAAACTCTTTAATGAGCTTTATAGCTGGCTCATAATTATGCAGCTTGCCGCCAGCCTGCCATGTCTTGTACCACGGCTGATCCCTATTAAAAACTTCAGGTGCAACCTTTAATAGCTCAGCCTCTAATTCAGAGATGGCCGCCATTTGATGTGGCGTGCCGTGTTTGTAGTACTTAAACAGATCGCTCAGCTTGACCATGGTGATTTGATCTCCATTGCGCCGCCAAGTTTGCGGCTTTCGCCTGTCTGCAGGTTATCGTCAACCGCGTGATGAGTGATCACCGGCTCTGGCTCCGCAGGTTGCGCTGCGTGCCACTCCGCTTCGGCTTGATCCAGCTTGGCCGGTAACGTCAGCTCAAACCACCACTGACGGATAGCTTGCTCTAGTCGACGCTGCCAACCGAGCTTGCCAAAGCTGATCAGAGCTTTTTTCCTTTCAGCGCGCGCAGCGCATGAAACACCAGTTGAATGATGCTGTTATCGCGCAGAGGCGACAGCGCAATCAACTCACTGGCAGCAGCGACGCAGATCCAGAAGGCAGGATGCGAAAGAAACTCCATTGCTAAGCAGGCGGCCGTGCCTCTAGCTTAGATACCCTTTGCTCAACCGTGTTGAGCCGCGTGAAAGTCTCCTTGCGGTCTTCTTTGATGTCGGTGTGAAGCACTTCTAGCTGCGTGGCTATGTGCTCTACTGCGCTGGTCAACCGAATGACCGCATCACGCGCTTCGTCATTGCGGCGGCTAAAGCCCATTGCGCCCATCGCGGCAACGGAGATCGACGCCCCGGCGATAGCAGCGATCAGCTCGATCATGCAATTAGCTTAGCTACCTGCTAAGCTTGACACCTAAACCCTTTTGAGGCGTTTAGGCGGTACCGCAGCGGCCGGCTGCGGTGAGGCGGGCACCGCGTGAGGACCCGTCACCGGCCAACTCTTTTGCCATCAAGTTGCGATTACGCCAAGCGTGCGCAGTGCGGCCAGAGCAGCTTCCAGCTTTGCCTCAAGCTCCACTGAATACTCCAGCAGCTCGCTTACGGTCGGAGCCGCGGCGTCGGCAATGGTAACGCTGCCGTTTGCTGTAGGCAACGTGCCAGTAGTCGCAGTTGTAGTGATATTGGCAATAGCGCTTGGCTGAACTGCAGGCGTGGCACCAAACAGTCCAATGCTGTTAGTGCTGGCTATAGTTCTTATCAGCCCGGAATCGAAATTAACATCACCACCGGCGCTAAGCGTGCCTGGCAGAGCGACGTTGGATGTCCATTCAACGCCTGTGCCAGCGGCATCGGTCTGCAGCAACTGACGGGCCGCACCATCTTGCAGCTTGCTGACCGGCAGCTCGCTGATCGTTGCAGTGCCATCGTTGGCGACCTCTACATCACCAGTGATGATGCTGACCACTTCGCCAACAGTGGTCTTTTTGGTGGTAGTAGCGCTCACATCAACCACCACCAGCTCATCGGCTGCGGCTGGTGGTGCAAGAGCAGTTAGCTCGGAAATTTTGATGTTGGCCATCCATCGGCGCCAAAGTGCCTTCAGTTTACTTAAGCAAGAAGGCAAGCGTCTCATAGGACACTTTGATGCCAAGAATAGTGATCATGATTAGCAGTCGATAGCGTTAGCG